AATTATGAATAGTAAGTATTTAACGGTTAAAGATGTAGCAATATTACTAGGAATTAAGCCAGTTACGGTGTATAAGTGGATAGGCGGGGGGCAATTAGAGGGTACCTATGTTAAAATAGGTGGAATATATAGGTTTTCTTTAAGCCGCCTTAATAGGCTTATGTTTGGAGGAAAAGAGGATGAGAAAGAGTGATATGAGTACAGCAGACGAAGTTAATTATAATGTTTACAAGTCTAAGATTAATAACGAAGAAGCTATGCGACAGACAATGAAGCTATTTAAAGAAGAGCTTATAGAGCTTATTAAGACTTATCTTAATCCTTGGTTGAAATAAGGGTTCGGCGGAAAGGCGGGTGTTCTAGGGGCCTGTCTCTGGGTGTAGCCACGTGCTCCACACTCACCGCCGAATTATACATGGGGGTGTAAGGTTTCGACAGTTGTCAGTGTCACATTGGTTGACCGAAATAGGCGACTGTACCTGGGTTCGATTCCCAGCACCTCCACCATTTTATAGGAGGTTAAAATGACATATAAAGAGTTATGTGATAAGTGGGAGAATGGCACAGAAGAAGAGAAGAAAGAAGTTGAATTAGAAGTTTTAGGGAGGTTATTTTATTATGACGGAGACTAAAAAAAAGAAGTCTAGAGACGAATTAATAGAAGATATATTGTTCAATAACATATTTAAGTGTTTTGAAAATAAGGATCAAGAGAATGGGTTTAAATATCTTTACGCATTAAAGATGTGGAGGAAATTAGACGATGTCACGGCAATTAAGTAAAGACTTTACCTCTAACGAGTTTGCCTGTCCCTGCTGCAAGAAAAGGAGTGTGTCACCCGCCTTAATCATTTTGCTACAGAAGTTACGTGATTGGGTGGGTGAACCCATTCATATAAGCAAAGGTGGAGGCGTTAGATGTGAGAAATATAATAAGAAAATAGGTGGATATGATAAATCTGCTCATATAAATGGGGAAGCTGTAGATATACATTGTTATGAGACAGATATTTATAAATTAGCTCTTATGTCTAATTTATTAAAGTTCCCTCGTATAGGCATTGCTCCCTTTTCCCATTATATCCATGTAGACGTGGTTAAACCACATCCATCTAAATATTGGGTATATGACAAAACAGGTTTTATAAAATATTTTAAATCGCCTAAAACCATTGATGATGTTATCTATTTCTGTGAATTGTTAAGTCATGGACAAAAATAAATCAAAAGTAATCTTGACAAACTATCTTCTATATGATATAATAGATTTTAGTAAACTAGAGGTAGTATATAATGCCAAAACATAAAGACATAAAAGAAAAGGCTGAGAGCACCAAGCATAACTATATAAGAAAGTTTGACTCAAGATCAGAAGAGATACTACGTAGAAGGTTAGCTGGAGAGCGTAATGCTGACATAGCCAAAGCAATGAAACTCTCAGTTGGTAGAGTGTCTTTTATTGTTACTTCCCCCATCTTTGAAGAAAGAATGGCCGCTAAACAAAAGATTATTAACGAAAGATTTGAACAGGAACTCGCCCTAGACCCAATTAAAAGAAAGTTCCAAAAAGCATCCGACAGAGCCTCTGAAATTCTCATTGATATGATGGAAGAGGCTCCACTCGGTGCATTAAAAAGGAATACTGCTAATGACGTATTAGAGTACGGTGGACAGACTAAAAAGCCATCAGAAGACCATAGCACTAAGATATTTATAGATAAAAGAACTGGGCATGATATTCATGTAGCTGTTAGGGCATTAAAGATGGATGAAGATATAATAAAGGAAATAGGACTAGAAGGAGTCGTGATAGATGTCGAACCAACAAGTGGAGATAAACCCGAAGGCCCTAGCGGAACTGGGGAGAAAAAGCTTCTGGATATTCTGCCGAGCGATAATGCAGAACAGATGGCTGACAGTAAAAGTACATAAGCCATTATGTGACTTCTTGCAGTCTCCTCATCCGATAAAAAAGTTAATAGAGCTTCCACGTGGTTTTTTAAAGACCACTATTGCTTCTGAGTATTTTCCTATTTGGTTAGCCATTAATAACCCAGCTATTCGTGTATTAATCGTTCAGAACACTTTTGATAATGCTGCAAAGCGTGTTCACGAAATACGTTCTATATTTGAAAGTAAGAGGCTTTTTCGTGCACTTTATCCAGAAATTATACCAAATTTCAATAGTAAAAGTATGCGTTGGTCAGATGAGTGTGCAGAAGTAAATAGGCCAGAAACCTTTCCAGAGGGCACATTCGAGGCCGCTGGCATTCAAACAAAGATTGTTGCTCGACATTATGATGTTATTATAGAAGATGATTTAGTTACTGCTGACGTAAGCGATTTAAGTGAAGAAGAGATTGCTCCAAATATGGAGGACGTAGCCAAAGCTATTGGTTGGCATAGAATGGCTACTAATCTATCAATTAACTATAAAACCTTTATGCGTATCCAAATAGGCACTCGATGGTTTACAGAGGACATGATTAACTATGTTAAGACTCAAGAGCCAGGATATGCACATTATTTTATGACTGTGGTTGATGACAATGGTGATCCTATCTATCCAGAGAGATTTGATGAAGAGGTTCTAGCGGGTAAGAAGATAGACATGGGAACTTATATGTACGCTACACAGATGATGCTCGATCCACTGCCTTTATCAAAAATGATATTTAAACCATTTTGGAACAGATACTATGACACACCGCCAGAAACCAATAATATTCTAGCTATAGACCCTGCAATAGGTGAAACCAAACAACATTGTGATACTGCATTTATTGTTGCTGGTGGGGCAAATAACGGGTTAATATATATCAAAGAAGCAATGGCTGGACAGTATACTTTAGATAAGCAAATAAAGATAGCATTTGCACTTATTCGTAAATATAATGTTAGAAAGCTCATTGTAGAAACAATAGCGTACCAAGAGGCCCTAGCACAAGCGATAGAGCTAGAAAGAGATAAGGTAGATGGCGAAGGCGTAAAGATTAATGAGGATGTGCATTTTACTGTTATAAGGGAAACTCCTGGTGGTAGAGATGCTAAAGATGCACGGATTCAATCAATGATACCATTCTTTGAAAGTGGAAAGATATTGTTTCCTAAGAGATTTAGTGCGTATCAGTTGAAATATGGGGATCAAACACTTAGCATTACCAAGGAAATGAAGAAACTTGAGAAGCAATTAAGAGAATATCCCTATGGCAAGAAGAGGGATTTAATAGATGTTCTTGCTTATATAGTAAGGAATATAGGATATAAGCGTACAAAGAAGGAAAAGGTTCCACTTGATCCATATAGCTTTGAAGCAATTATGGAAGAAATAGAGAAAGGGAGAGTTGGCAGTGGGTATCCCTTTGCTAAGGCAAGGGCGTATTCCGCTAATGCAAGTCCAAAATCATGGTAAGGAGTGATAAATATGGGAGTAGGTCATTATAAGAAGAGTATAAGCTCTGGTATTCTTAGTGAGTCAAGCAGAATACTCGAAGGAGAAGGTTGGCTAAATGGTGCAATATTGACTGGCGGAGGCGTAGATGCTAAAGTAATATTTTATGATAGTGCGGATGAAGACTTGGGAGATGCTTTAGAAGTGGGCTTTGTAAGTCAGGAGGTACCATTCTTTAACTTTGCTGTTCATTGTGTATATGGTATATATGCACAAGTAGACGAAGGTGCCGAGTTTATGGTGTTATTTGATAAGTAGGAGGGCTAAATGAAGGACATAGAAGAAATAGCCAAATGGGAAGAAAACATCTCAGGTGGCACTCAATATATGAAGGATTTTGCCGAACCTGAAAATTGGGAAACATATAGAAACTATTATCGTGGAATATTTGCTTCTGGGGCTCCAGCGGCAAGAAAATATTCTGTCGCCATTATATTTGCCATTATAAGAAGCATGTTGCCGAGAGTGTTTTTTACCAATCCAAAAGTGGTTGTTACTAATGAAATCCCTGGTTTTTACGTACAATCGAAGATAGTTCAAAAGATAGATAACAAGTTAATGCGTTCTACTAAAATAAAGAGGGTATTGAAAGAAGCAATATTAAGTGCTGCACTTTGCGGAACATGTCCACTATTAACTGGTTTTGATACCGAATATGGATATGACCCAAAACTTAGAGAGGACATGACTGATTCCATGGGAGAACAACTTCCTGTTGGTGGGACGTTGGTACAATTCGATAAGAAGACTGGTGATAGGTTAGAATATAATGATTCAATTAAACCTGGAACTCCTTGGTTGGCAACGATCAGACCAGAGTTCTTTATTGTCCCTTATGGATATGGAAGATTAGGGGAGGTACCATGGGTTGCTAGACTATATGTAAGACACTTGGATGATGTTAAAAAAGACCCACGACTTATTAATACTAAAGACCTAAAGGCAAACGCAATAACTACATTTGATTGGTTCAGAGAACAGAGATTACACCAACAAATGCCAGATAACAACTATGGTGACTTTGTATTTTTGTGGGAAATAAAAGATTTAAAGACTTCTAGAATGATGATTATGCAAGAGGGACATAAAAAATTCTTGTACAATGAGAAGGATTATTTACAGAAATTCGGTAATCCTTACATGGAATTAACATTCAATTATGACCCGATTACCTTCTGGGGATTACCCGATAGTAAATTTTTAGAAGATCAACAGTTGGCTATTAACGAAGCAAGAACTCTACAAATGGAAACAAGGCGAATAGCCAAATTAAGGTTTATATATGATGAGAATGTAGTAGACCCAGAAGAAGTTATGAAGGTTATAACAGAAGATGTTGGTTGTGGAATTAAGGTTGACGGTAATCCATCAGAGGCGATATCTATTCTTCAGCCATATGTTCCAGCAGATTTCAATATTGATGTAGATGCTATACGCAAAGATGCACGTGAGATCAGTGGATTTAGTCGTAATCAAATAGGGGAATTTGAAGGTGGTAGAAGGACTGCAACCGAAACACAGATTGTTAATATGGCTTCACAAATAAGGGTCTCTGAAAGAAAAGATATGCTTTCGGATTTATTAATTGATGTTGTAGAGAAATATAATCAGTATATATTCTCCGAATGGAATACTCAGCAAGTAGAAGATATTATTGGGCCTGATGGGAAACGACATTGGGTAAGCTTTACATATGAGCAAATTAAGAGTAAGTATAATTTTAGGGTTGATCCAGATAGTGGTACACCTGTTAGTTCAGAACAAAGAAGGCAGGAGGCTATAATGGTAGCACAGTATATACATGCTAGTCCTGTTATACAAATGGCTTTAGAAAACAAACAAAAGATTCCGTATAACTTAGTTGCACTTGATAGATTTGTTATTGAGCAATTTGAGGGCGTTCCAGTTGAAGAGATTATGCCCCCAAGTCAAGGTGCGGGAAAGAACCCAGAACAACCCATGCCATTGGAAGAAATGCAAAAACAATTTGCTGGAGGAGGACAAGGTGCCGCTGTATAAATTAAAGTGTAAGAGATGTAAGAAGGAGTTTGAGGAA